CCAGTTGGAATCAGTATTCTCAGGTCCTGTTACTTTCCAGAAGAAAGTTACATCACAGGATGAGATCCAGTCACTAGAGTTTACATACTCTAACGACGATGGCACGGTGCTGAGAAAGACATTCCTTGCTGAGGATGACGGATCTGGACTTCCTGTTACACAGGCAGATTCTGCATTCAACACAGGAGACATGTGTTACAACATTGATTGGCAACCAGGTCAAGCACTTGGTTGGATTTATGATGCAGGCACATGGTATAAGTTTGGATTGAGTGATACTACGCCTATCACATCTAATCGTTATAGTGGCGTTACACACTATGGTGTTGGTATAGCACCTGACGCTACAAATAGAATGAAGATTGGAGGTAACTTCCATGTTGAAGGTAACCTAGAAGTAACTGGATACTACGGTGCTGCCGATAAGTATACACTTGCTACTGGTCTTGCTAACAGCAACAACGGCACCACATACAATGGTGATGGAGCAACTGCAACCTTCGCTATCTCCCCTAACCATACATCTTACTCTCTATTAGTATTCCTAAATGGAGTATGTCAGGTGCCTGGTGTTGACTATCAAGTGAGTGGAAACTCTGTTGATTTCTCTATTGGCACAGTGCCACAAACAGGTGACACTATCCATGTAAGAGAGTTGGTTATCTAAATAAAATATCAAGAGGAAGTAGATGTCTACTAAGATTAATGGTAATCAGATTGACGCTGCCACAAGAGCAATTATTACTGCTCTAACTGTGACAGAGCAGATCAACCTGCCTGCTCTTACTCAAACTGCAATTAATGGTCTTGGGACACCTGCCTATGGTACTTTGGTGTATAATACCACCGAAGATATGGCACAAATCTATTTACAAGATGCTGCAGCAGGTGTGCCAGGTTGGGATGACGTGGGTGGTGGAGGTCCTGCCGTAGGTGAAGACTCTATCATTCGTACAAATGGACCTACAATCGGTGAGAATATCACTGTAGGACCTATTGCAAACGGAGGAGTAGAATTTACTAACGGTTTCACTGCAGGTCCTGTGGAAATTGCTAGTGGTAATACTGTTACTGTTGAAAATAATGCAACATGGTTTATTCTTGGTGGAGAGGAGAATGACCTAAAAGAGGGTGAGGTTGTGCAGGCAAAGTTTGCATCAACACCCCCTAATCGTTATTTGATTAGAGATAACAACTTAACTCAGATACCTGACTTAGAGGTATCCATTGCACCTACACATACAAACTCTAAGATTGTATTGATTGCAATGATTACAGGTAACGCTAGACATGTTACATCATTTGGTTTCTTCCGTGATGGTAACCTAATCACTAGTGGACTAAGCGGAAACAACAACGTTGGTAGTGGATCTGTTGCTACTACATATACTGGTGACGACACCAGTGACCACATGTATTCGTGGCCAGTGCACTATCATGACACACCTGGCACCACAAACGCTGTCACATACACTGTTGGGGCGTCTGCATCATGGAGTGGGTCAGTAAGAGATCTCTACATAAATGATAGAGGTAGCAATGACATGAGAAGTGTCAGCACACTAATGGCTTTGGAGGTCAGAGGTAACTAATGATTGAATCAGATTGGAGAAAATTCCTAGACCGTGTAAGGGATAAGCAAACTATCCCTGAGGATGAAGTTGTGCTCAAAGAGGCGATTGAGGCAGTATATCCTGGTGCAGGTTATGTATTGACAAATATTGATCCATACAACATTACATTTAGCGATAATAGAGAATATGATCCAGTATTGATCTTGAATAAAGTCAAGGATTTGACTTTTGATGTTGCTAAATATCGCCCGACTAATGCTCAATTACTAGAAAAACTATGGAAAGACATAGATGAAGGTAAGCTAAATAATACTGGGTCTTTCTACGAAGCACTTAAACCGTTTGTGAATTAACATGGCACTACTAAGAGTTAATACAATTCAAGATACCTCTGGTGTTAATGGTTTTAGTATCACCAATACTACCATTTCGATCAATGGTACTTTAACTGTTAGTGACCTTGTTATCAACGGCACTATTGGTGGATCATCAAACTACGTTGTACCTTCACAAGGAGGGCAAGGTGGTAAGTTTCTAACCACTAATGGATCAACACCTTCTTGGTCATCATTAACAACTAGATCTGGTATCAGATCAATGGAAGTATTCACTGCTAATGGCACATGGAATAGACCAGAGGGATGTAAAAACATCATGGTCACATGTGTTGGTGCAGGTGGCGGTGGATCAGGATATACAGAATCTGGTGGTGCAGGTGGTATGTCACAACGCCAAGTTGATGTGACTAACGTTTCATCTGTATCTGTCACAGTAGGTAATCCTGGTGGAGGTACTAACTACTCAGGTTGTGGTGGTAATGGTAATACCTCATCATTCGGTGGATATTGTAGTGCATCTGGTGGTGTAGGAGCTAACTGCTCACAGCAGCACGCAGGTGGTTATGGTGGTAACGGTAGTGGTGGACAACTAAACGTGCATGGTGGCGGGGGTAATGGTCATGGTAGTCATCACTCTTATGGTAACTATGCATCAGGTGTTAGTTACTACGGTGGTGGACAACCTGCAGGTCATAACCAAGTAAACTGGTCACACAGACATGAGCTACATGCAGCATGGGGATCTGGTGGAAACGGATCTCGACATAGTAACAGGGGTGCCCGAGGTCGTGAGGGTATTGTTGTTGTGCACGAATTCTGGGGTTAACTAATGAGTCTTTTAAAAGTATCTTCAATTAATGATCTAACCGACACAGGTGGATTCTCTCTATCTAATGGTGGTGTTACAGCAACACTTCCGTTGGTTGTAGGTAATATTGTAATTAACGGAGCTATCTCTGGTAACTCTGATCATATTATCCCAAGGCAAGCAGGTAATGCAGGCAAACTCTTGCAGACTGATGGTAGTCAACTCTCATGGGTTGAAGCAGCAGGTCTTGCAGGTATTAGAAGTATGCAAGTGTGGACAGGAAACGGCACATGGAATAGACCGTCTGACTGCACAAGTATTATGGTTACAGCCGTCGGAGCAGGCGGTGGTGGATCTGGTTATTGTGAGGCAGGTGGGGCAGGCGGAATGTCTCAACGTGTCATTGATGTAAACAACGTAACATCTGTATCAGTTACAGTAGGAAATCCTGGCGGAGGTACAAATTACGCAGGATGTGGTGGAAACGGCAACTCTTCAAGTTTCGGCTCCTATGTCACTGGTGGAGGTGGAGGAGGATCGAATTGTATTCAGCAGCACGAAGGTGGATTAGGAGGAGAAGGTATTGGTGGTACACTAAACGTATTTGGTGGAGGAGGAAACGCCCACGGATCTCATCATTCCTACGGAAACCACGCAGGAGGAGCAAGTTACTACGGTGGATCACAACCGTCTTCTCACAGACAAGGTAACTACAGTCACAGACATGAAGGGCACTCAGCGTGGGGTGCAGGTGGTAACGGATCACAGCACGGTAACAGAGGTGCTAGTGGTAGACAAGGTGTTGTCGTAGTCCATGAATTCTATGGACGCCCAACATCGCCCGATACTTCTTATGGTCAATCATCTGGTAACCCTGCAGAATCTGCAGAGGAAATCAAGATTAGAAATCCTGGTGCAGGTGATGGAGTTTATTGGATTAACTTACCTGGCGTAGGAGCAACCCAAATCTATTGTTTGATGGATAATAGATGGTTAGGTGGTGGTTGGATGATGGGTATGAAAGCAACTCGTGGCACCACATTTAACTGGGGATCTAGTTACTGGACATCTAACAATACTCTCAACACAGGATCAACAAACACCAACGATGGTGATGCTAAGTTTGAAGTTATGAATAGATTCCGTGCCAAGGATATCATGGCAATTTGGCCAGATATTGGTAACGGAGGATGCGTCCCTAGTAGTAACAGAGGATGGACATGGTTTGAAACAGATTTCAACACAGGATATGGTAGAGGTGGTAGGATTGAGCCTATCAACTTCTGGAATCAGGTAGATAGATTCTATAAGTCTAATGCCAACGAATTCTGTGGTATTGGTAATTTCTCTGGTCAGTCACACGTTAGATTCTACGGATTCAACTACAGAAACAATGGTGGTTGGGCACGCACACGTTGGGGATTTGGATGGAATGAAAACGGTGGTGGGTCTGGTGGTTATCCAGAAGCAGACATGAACTCTGATGACGTATCAGGTGGTATTGGTATGACTGGTAACTTTGGTAACTACTCAGCAGGAGACCGTATCAACTGTTGCCAGAACCGTAACGGAATAAATAGATCAGCAAGGGTGGAGTTGTATTTCAGATGAGCACACTTAGAGTTACAAATGTAAAAGACCTTGCAGGCATCTCGGGTTTCACTTTGACCACTGGTGGTATTACTGCCAATGCGACTCTGATTGTGGGTAACATTACTATTAACGGTAACGTTACTGGATCATCAAAGTATATTATCCCTAACCAGTCAGGTCAGTCAGGTAGATTCCTACAGACCGATGGCACAAACCTGTCATGGGTTGAAGCGTCTGCAGTATCAGGTTTTAGAGCTGTGCAGGTGTGGACATCTAATGGCACATGGACAAGACCTAGTGACTGTAAATCTATCATGGTCACCGTTGTTGGTGCAGGTGGTGGAGGGTCAGGATATACCGAAGCAGGTGGTGCAGGTGGTATGTCACAAAGAGTTATTGACGTGCAGAATGTCAGCTCAGTATCTGTTACAGTAGGAAATCCTGGTGGTGGCACAAACTACTCAGGTTGTGGAGGTAACGGTAACTCATCTAGTTTTGGTGGTTACTGCTCAGCAGGTGGTGGAGTTGGTGCAAACTGCTCTCAACAACACTCAGGTGGATATGGAGGTAACGGCTCAGGTGGTAACCTAAACGTCCACGGTGGTGGAGGTAATGGTCATGGATCTCATCACTCATATGGTAACCACTCAGGTGGTAGATCATACTATGGTGGATCGCAACCCAGCTCACACAGACAAAGTAACTATTCTCATAGACACGAAGGTCATAGTGCATGGGGAGCAGGTGGTAATGGATCACAGCACAGTAACAGAGGTGCATCTGGACGTGTAGGTGTTGTGGTAGTCCACGAATATTATGGCTAAATAACTAAGATTCTTTCAGAAAACCAATGAAAAAAGCAATTATCCACGGTGAGTCTGGAATGATCACCGACATTTGTGAAGACGGTGACGAGTTTCAAATCTACGATGGTGCTGATGCTACTATGAAGTGGATGGAAGTCCCTGACGACACAACCAACGAGCACCGTATGGTTAATGGTGTTATCTACCCAAGAGCAGAGCTAGAAAATCAGGCAGAAGCATACCTTGTTGCACGCACGATTGCCTATGGTTCTGTGGGTGAGCAGTTGGACATGATTTACAAAGACCAACTAGATGGTGGCACAAGATTTAAAGATCATGTTGCAGCAGTAAAAGCAAACGTGCCTAGTCCAAGTAGTGCACCTGCATTCACAGAGGATGTTAAGAAAATTCAAGTAGAAGGACGTATGGCATGGGAGCCATATCCTAGTTAATGTGCTATAATTTATAGTATGAAAATTTATATTATTGGTGGTGGGTCATCTGGTTGGATGACAGCAACCACAATGCTGACAAAATTTCCAGACGCAGACATCACAGTCGTAGAGTCACCTAGTAAACCCCCTGTGGGTGTAGGAGAGTCTACGACTCAGTATTTTAGGATCTGGGCAGATTATGTAGGACTCAAAGATGAGGACTGGATGGTGGCATGTGATGCCACATATAAGATTAGTGTAAGATTTAGTAATTTTCATGATGTGGACGACACACCATGGCAATATCCATTTGGATCGCCAAATTATAATTTGGCACACCCTGATGTCTGGTTTTGGAATCAATATAAGAAAGGATGGAGTAATGATAAATTTGCCAGAGATTATTGGATAGCAGCAGAATGTGCAGAGCATAACCTGTTACCTATCAAGGATCCTAATTTTAAAATCAAAAAGAATACTGGATTTCACTTTGATGCTGTAAAATTCGCTGAGTGGTTACGAGACAATAAATGCCAGAGTGTCAAGCGTATTATTGGCACAGTAGATGATTTTGAGAGGGTAGGAGACGATATAAAATATCTGTGGATAGATGAGAAACAACACGAAGCAGATTTATATTTTGATTGCACAGGATTTACATCTCTACTCAACAATTCTGAGTGGTTAGATTATAGTGACTGGTTGCCAAATGATACAGCATGGGTCACACGTTTAGAATATAAAGATAAACAAGAGGAATTAAAATCATATACACAGTGCACAGCATTGAGTAGTGGTTGGGTCTGGACAGTGCCCACATTTGCCCGTATTGGGACGGGATATGTATTCTCTAGTAAGTATCAGGATCATCAAAGTGCACTAAAAGAGTTTGCATCTTTCCTTAAATATGATACTGAAGAGTTTAGAAAGATACATTTTAAGACAGGAAGAAAGAAAGAGATATGGTGTGGTAATGTGGTGTCTATTGGATTGTCTGGTGGTTTCATCGAACCATTAGAATCTAATGGATTGTTGTCGGTGCATGAATTCCTACTCAAATTCTGTAGGATGTGGAAACCGCACACCACTCAAATGATGAGGGATACATATAACAAGGCAGTAGCATTTGCATTCGATGGTTTTGCTTCTTTTGTTGCTCTTCATTATGCTCTTACACAGCGTCATGACTCAGATTACTGGAAAGCGGTATCGCAAATAAGATATCCTGATGGTAATATGATTGAGGCAGCGAAGATCACAATGCTAGAGGAGTCACATAATTTTGGTAATAAACTAAATTGGCAAAATGCTGATGGAGACTCACTCTATTGTGTGATGGCAGGTCATGGATGGAATCCATTTACTGATGTTATTGAAAGTGAGATCCTATTTCATGGTGGAATTCCTGAGGACTCACACCTCAACAGTTGGACACACGAGTGGAATCATGCTAGACTAGGAGTCAATCCGTTAGATTATTACAATAGGACATTGTATGCAGTATAAGTCATTTTGTATTGTGGGTGGTGGGTCATCTGGATGGATGGCAGCTGCAACTATGCAGAAAGCATTCCCAAATGCTGAGGTAACCCTGATCCAACCTAAAGGCAGAGATATTATTGGAGTAGGAGAATCTACACTCGGACATATTAATAGGTTTTTTAGATTTCTTGGCATCAAAGACAAGGAGTGGATGCCATATTGCAATGCTACTTACAAGTCATCGATTGCATTTAAAAACTTTAGAGAGAATAACGGAGAGAGGTTTCAATATCCATTTGGACGCATAGATCACAACGATTATCGTAGTGATTATATGACATTCTTTGAGTTGCAAGTAAAGTATCCACACTTGTATCCACCCGAAGAGTTTGCACGTTTCTTTAATCCAAATACTATTCTATCAGAGCAGAATAAACTCTCACCACAATATATTTCAGAAGAAATGCGTAACTGGAATATGGAGCAGGATACTGCATACCATATGGATAGTGAGAAGTTTGGTGAGTTTCTACGCAAAAAGTTTAAGAAGGTCAAAGTATATGAGGGTATCGTAGGTAGTTGTAGTAAAGATGCAACAGGACATATCACGTCAGTAAATATCACAGAGGGATGGGATGAAGGTCTGATGATTGAAGCAGACCTATACATTGACTGCACAGGTTTTAAATCTCTGATCCTAGAAGGTATGATGGGATCTAAGTTTATCTCATTTAATGATGTGTTATTCAACGACATGGCAATGACTGCTAGGGTTGAATATACGGATCGTAAAAATCAGATGGACAATTACACAGATTGTGTAGCAATGTCTAATGGATGGTGTTATAACATTCCACTATGGAATAGAGTAGGAGCAGGATATGTATTCAGTAAAAAATATATTGACCCTGACATTGCACACGAAGAGTTTGTAAGTTATCTGGCAAAACGATATTCGCCCAAAGTTGCCGACAATGCTGACTATCGCCTGATTAGTATCAGACATGGCAAACGTGAGAAAGCGTGGGTCAAGAATGTTGTAGGTATTGGACTAGCATATGGTTTCTTGGAGCCACTAGAATCTACTGGTCTGATGACTACACATGAGAATCTGTTGTATCTGGTGGACTCACTCAAACGTCGTGGTAACGTAACTAAGATTGATATTGACAGTTATAACTATACTGTCGATCATGCCATTGAGTCTATGAAATACTTTATTGGCATGCATTATGTGTTGTCACAACGTGAAGACACGAAGTATTGGAGGGATGCTACTCAAAATACTGCACTATTCAGTAATCATGACCTGACACAGTATATGAATGATTGCCTTGGATGGCATTCTATGCTAGAATCACGAAGGGAATATTTTCAACTGTATGAAGGTCTGAGAAAGAATTTCTGGTCAGCAGATAAATTTGATGGTCTCGTATATATTGCAGCTGGTATGGGATTCCGTCCTATCAACGAGCATAGTGTTGCTGAAGCACATCATATATACCCACTCAGAAAGGGTGAGGTGGAGCAAGTGCACAAAGATTGGCAACGTGATCGTGAAGCAATATATAATTCAGTAAAACAATTACCAACTCAGTATGAGTATCTAAGAGGATACATTTATGGTCAGGACGATGTGGAAGAAGATCAAGGGTAAATTCCAGAAACCTTGGATAAGATTTTATTCAATGGATGCAGGAGTTGCCGAATTTTTCCCACTATACCCATCACAAAAGTTGAAACGTCAATGGCGAATCAATACATTAAAAGAGCAATACCAAAACAAGAGTGATTGCCCTGTATTGGCACTAAAAGAGACATTCGACAACCTAAAAATGAAAGACAATGGTATCAAGGAGCATGCAGCCACATGCCCTGCTATCACTGCGATCATGGATAGTGGATGGATTTTGCCTGCACCTGCCGACTTTGCAATTAGACCAGACCCAGAGAAAGGCACATTTCAATGGGTGACACGTCAGTTGTTTGTTGGTGGTAAGTATGTCACGTCTCACATTGAGAGACAGACTGATGGTATGCGTGATCTAGTTAATAAAGCACAACCTACCTTAGGGCAGGTAGTTAAACTAGAGACCCCTTGGAGGGTCATGGCACACCCTGATATTGTGATTTTGCAGATCCCAGTATCATATAGTGATGACAAACGATTTAGTGCACCAACAGGGATCGTAGATCCGTCATACTCATATGAGATCAATGTGCAACTGTTTTGGCATGCAATGGAGGGAGACCACATTGTTGAAGCAGGGACACCATTGTGTCAATGGATTCCCATCCCACGCAAGTGGTTAGACACAAAAGAGTTTAATGTCATCATCGAAACTGCAAACGATGAGGATTACAAAGCGGAAAGAATGATGGATTATCTCAAAACTAAATCGTTTATTGAGAATACCAAATTAAATGACCGTATTAAAGATCACATGAAGATTAACTCACTAAATAAAAACCTAGAGAGGTTCGATTAATGGAAGCAAACAATCTCAGTAGTCAAACTACAGAAGAAATTAAAATTGACGAGTTGGCAGGTGTCTCTCGTGAAGAAGAGCGTGGCATTATGTGTGATGAGGATGGTAATCCTGTTAAACTCACCTTTGACCAGCTAGTGCAAGACTTTTGCGATCAGCATAAGGAAGCAACTGAAGAGTATCAGAAAATGAGCGAAGCACTAGACAATATGTCTTACTCATCTACTGTTACTCGTGTATCTCTTGAAGGACTACAAGAGAAGAAAGATAAACTTAATAAACTGCAAGGAGCGGTAGAGGCACTCTATCTCTTTAAAATGCATGTTGACCCTAACATTACTGACAAGGAATTTACCTTTGAGGACTAAATGATTAAATGTGATTATTGGTTTCCTCGTGGCATTTGGCACAAGGAAAATTGTGGATTAGATACTGATCATTTTAACGAATTTGCTACGGTGCATCGTGGAGCGATGTCAGGTAGAAAAGCATCTAACGAAGGTGGTTTCCAGTCAAATGACTGGGGTAGTGAAAGAATGCATACCATACCACCATTGAAATATCTCTCAGAGCAAATCTATGAGGTTGTTGATGTAGCGTGCCAAGATCTAGGTTTTAGAGATTACGCTATGTTGATAACAAATGGTTGGTTAAACATAAATGGGCCTGGTGATCTCAATCATGTGCATTCACATCCTGGTGCAATCTTTGGTGGAGTATATTACTCAAAAGTGCCCGAGAAGTCAGGTGACATCACGTTTATGCGTCCTTTTGATGAGTTGCATAAGTTTAAATCATGGGGTGTAGGACATAACTATCAACATGGTTTGAATCCACTCAACTATGAGATTGCATCATACAAACCTGAGGTCGATCAGTTGATTATTTTCCCTGCAGACATGCTACATCAAGTAGCAGCAAACAAAAGTAGTGAGGAAAGAATCTCTTACTCATTTAACGTGACACTATACTCACAGCATATTAATTATGGTAGTATCCAGAAGTCTATCGAATCTATTAACGACAACCTATCTGAATCGACTGACTGATACAATGACATCAAGGGGTTTCCCTTGGTATTTTCTACCACATGACGTAACATTTGGTAGTGGTTATAATTATCAATTTGGTAATATTAATCTCAATACTGATGATGTTGATCTAAAGTCAGAACCTAAACGCACAAGTGTTGGATGGACACATGTGTTGTTTCATGATGGACAACCAGTCTCACAATATTATGATCTCTTTATTCCTATTGTAGATCATATACAGGACAGGTTAGGACGTGGGACATTTGAGTTGTTTAGACTCAGGTTAGCAATGCTACATCATAATCATTTTGTGGAGGATTTCAACACACCACACACAGATCATGACAGTAAGCATATGACTGGTATATATTATTTCCACGATAGTGATGGAGATACTATTCTATTCGATCAATGTGATGACCCAAATGGTGATGTCAATAGACGTATCAATGAGATATTCACACAGGATTACACGATAGCAGAGAGAGTCAAACCAGAGAAGAATAAGTTTGTATTGTTTGATGGTAATAGATTTCATGCATCATCTAATCCTAAGATCAATCAGTATAGAATCGTGTTGAATTTTAATTTCCGAGGGATGCCTGATGACATTCTTACTTCCCCTTAAACTATTTGATAGAAACTGGGATCTCGATGTGCCATATTATTATGAGCAAGTCATCGATGAGAAAGAGTGCAATGACATATGCTCATGGAAAGATGTCGAATATTGCCTTAACATGCCCCAATTTTTTGACATCAGTGTGGTCAGTAAACATGCTATTCAAAAAATAGATCCACCTAAGTATCCACGCTCATGGGCAGCACATCCTTGGGAGGAGAAGGCAGACTTGTTTCAACTATTCAAGGAAGGTCATACATTCATTATTAATAACTATTCATTCAGAAGTGAGAAGGTGATGGGTATGCTAGATCAATGGTCTAGTATATTCTCAGGTGATAGTCAGTTTCAGATATATTGTGGAAAAGGTAAGTCAAATAGTTTCTATATACATGAGGACTTGCCTAATAATTTCATCGTC